TATATTCCGCAGGTGTTAAGTATACATTCTGATTCTTAAATTAAAATAGTGTATGTAAACCCGCTTAGAAATAAGCGGGTTTTTTATTTTTAATATTCTATTTATAATTAAAGAAAGGTTTATTATTATGACTACGATGGAAAATTTATTATCAGAACACAATGCAATTATTCAAAAGATAATTGCTGAAGCTAAAAAAGAAGCTATTGCAATTACATCTTCCACATCAAATATTAACGTTGGGATTGGAACTAGCTCTTCAAATATAAATTCAAATCAAAAATTAGATTTATTTTCTCATATATCTAGTAACTTTGATAATTTGATTAAAGAAAAAAAAGATAAAGAAATGCTGACACCGTATGCTAATCCTTATAATTGGCCCAGAAATACTAATTGTTGGGCAAAAAGTCTTGATCTAACTGGATACGCCGCTTGCATTGTTCCTCTTGGAGGCGTTGGCGGCGGAACACTTATAACGAAGAAACATGTATTATTATCCAATCATGTGCCTTATTCAAATTCGCCATTCATGATTTTCTTTGTTAATAATAATAATGTATCGCTTGTTTATAACGTAATGAAAACAAAGCGAGTCGCCAATACTGATATATTAATTGGTGAACTTGATAAGGAAGTTGATTCTTCATTAAAGATATATAATGTATTACCAGCTAATTATATCAAATACTTTGATAAGCAAATTAATTTTCCTTTGTTGTATTCTGATCAAGAAAGAAAAGCTTTGATTGGCGAAAACGGTTTAATTAATACTACTTATGGATCAACAAATACATTAATAAATATGTCAAAAGATATTAATAGAGCGCAATATTTTGAACCAGTTATTGGCGGCGACAGCGGCAATATTGTTTCTACTATTATTAATAATGAGATAGTATTAATTGGTGCTTGGTATATGACATTTGGATCTATGGCCGGTTTAGGCACAAATATTCCCAGTTATATAACTGAAGTAAATAACACAATAACATCATTAAGTAGTGGATATAAAGTTAATGAAGTTGATTTGAGTCAATTTAAAACTTATTAAATAATTTTATTGATTTTCAATTTCAAACACTATATATTAGTAAGAATATGAATTTAATTTCACAACCTAGTCAAGCCAGTCAACTCCCATCAGGAAGTTGAGTACGAGGTTGTTTGCTAAAAATATACAACCCGTCACTCTTAAAAAGAATGATGGGTTTTTGATTTTAGTGGTTGACAATTTGACGAAGTATGGTAAATTAGAAATATAACGAACGGGGTTGAAACTCTATCTGATGTCCCCAACATAAGTTAAAACATTTGATCGGTCACTGGGTGTTATGCTGAAATACAGAACCCATCTGGCGATAATGACATAAAGTATATAACAATTTTTAAATGGGTGGTTAGCTCAGTTGATAGAGCATTTGCTTTACACGCAAAATGTCATAGGTTTAAATCCTATACCACCTACCATTTTAATCGGTCACAAGTGTTACGGTAGCATACATGATTTGGGTTCATGTGGAGTCAGTTCAATTCTGACGTGGCCGACCATTTTAATGGGCATATGGCGTAATTGGCAGCCGCACGAGTCTTAGAAGCTCGGGGAGCAATCCGTGGGGGTTCAAGTCCCTCTATGCCCACCAATTTTTAATTTATATGGAAGTAGTCCGGTAGGTCGAGGAAACTGTCTTGAAAACAGCTGGGGCCATAAACCCTCACAGGTTCGATTCCTGTTGCTTCCGCCATTTTAATACAACTCCACTTGACATTGGAACTGAGGACTGATAATATCGTCCCATGAAGAAATCAGAGATTGTCAAAATTTTACGGTGAGGTGTCTGAGCGGTCTAAAGAGATAGTTTGCTAAACTGTTGTGGTCCTTAAAAGCCACCGAGGGTTCGAATCCCTCCCTCACCGCCATTTTTTGCGTGTGTAACTCAGTTGGTAGAGTACGAGTTTTCCAAACTTGATGTCGTGAGTTCAAACCTCACCACACGCTCCATTTTTAGTAACTGGGGATTTGCATAATGGTAGTGCGGCAGACTTTGAATCTGCTTGTGGTGGTTCGATTCCATCATCCCCAACCATTTTAATCGGGATGTAATGTCAAAAGTAGACGGCCTGTTTTGGAGACAGGAGGTTGAGATTGCAAAATTCTCCATCCCGACCATTTTATATGCTAGCTGCAATCTGGTGAGAACGTTGGCTTAGGATTGAACTTAAGTTATCAGCGGTGATGGGTTCGATTCCCGTAGTTTGCGCCGTTTTTTGATTTGACAAACACTATATATTGGTGTAAGATTTTTAAATGGGCTGTTAGTGATAGTGGTAGCACGGGAGCTTTGCAAGCTTTAGGGAAGAGTTCGATTCTCTTACGGTCCACCATTTTAAAGCGGGTATGATGTAGTGGTAGCCTTCGACCTTGCCAAGGTTGATGTGAGGGTTCGATTCCCTCTACCCGCTCCACTTTTAGAATATTTCTTATATATTTATAAGAATGAAGAAATTGAACGACTTAAAAAATAAGTTAAAAGAATTACAAGATGCTTTGGATAAAGCGGATGATAGTAATAATCCACACGAATCTAATAGAATTCGTAGTGAAATACAGAATACTATTAAAGATATTAAAAGAGAAGAGTTAAAACAGCCGGTTTCAGTTGAAAGAGGCAAAGAGTTATTTGCTAATATGAGACGAGAACTTGGGTTGGATGAAACAATATCTTATAAAGAATTTTTTGATCTTTGAGAATTTATGGGCATATACTGGTATCGATTTAAGATAATTGATTAGTTAGGCGTGTAGAGGATGATAGTTGGCCTCTTAAAATTTCTATCAAAACATTAACTGCAGAAGATAATGTAATTAGCTATAACTTCACCTCCCGTGAAGCAGTAGCATTGGCAGCTTAAGGTTGCGCATTCAATATAATGATGTCTGATAATTATGTTGGGTGTAAAATATCAGGCTATATCAACAATTTGATTTGCGTTGTTGATTGAGTATTTTGTAAATCTTTAGAACAATTAGTTTTGATATTTAATATAATTGTTTTTAACAACTAAAAAATGTATACACACGTAGTCTAATTATGATAAGGTCTTAAAGACAAGGGTTCGACTCCCTTTATGTCCACCAATTTAGGTGATAAACAAAAACAAATAGTAAAAAATAGTATATGACAAAACAAGAAGCAGAAAAGAAAGTGTATGAGTTGACGGAAAAGTTAATCTTTGTAAAGAAAGATTTTAAGGATGTAGCTGCGGGTTATAAGGATAAGATGAGGGAAATTGAAAGTGAAATTAAAGCGATTGTTGAAGAAACAAGTACGATTCCGTTAGCGTCATCCAAAGACATTGAAGGTGATGACGAGTGATTTAATTTATGATTGGTTATCATAAATTTGTAAATAAAACCAAATAATAACAATTAAACTATATAGTTAATATGTCTAAAAAGACTGATAAAAAAGAAAATAGTGTGGATAGTCTTGTAATTACAGAAGAAAAGTTTTATGTAATTACACGAAATGGGCTGCGAGTTAGTGAGTTGGTATATGTTAATAAAAATGATGCAAAGACTGAATTTGATCATTGGAATGGCATTATCAAAAAGTGGCCTGATGGTACTAGAATTGAGTTAGTTGAGTATAACGAAACAAGACATAAAGTATTGTAAAGCACTAAAATAGTAAATTGATGTAACGCTATTAAAATAAATTTAATAGCGTTTTTTGTTTTTTGTAACAATCTTTTTGATATTTATATCTGTATGCCAAAAGCATCCAAACATAAATTATATACGTTACCTTCGAATTTCAATGAAATGAATAAGTTTATTGAAGTCAATAAAATTCAATTGATGGAACACATAGTTGCGTCAATTGAATATGCAATTGATAAAAAGTTAAGTTTTGTTGAAATATTTAGTTTTAAGAATTCTGACTTTGTTGTAACATTACCAACCAATCAATTTAAAGAAAATTTGGATAATGTTTACAGTTACTATATTGAAAAGGAACAATATGAGTTATGTATACGGGTTAAATCTGTTGAAAGTAAATTGAATTCAATCTTAGATAAAATTACTCATGAAAAAAAAGAAAAACCTTCAAAAAAGCAAAAGTGATAATTCAAACATTAAAAATAATAATGAATATCATAGTAATGAACCCAAACAAGATACTAGTCCGATTGTATATCAAAAATCAAAATTAAAACATGAATTGTCAATATTTGAAAGAGAATTGACAGAAAAACAAAAAGAATTTGTAAATATAGCTTTAAATAAAGATACTAAAATGGTATTTGTTAGTGGACCCGCAGGTTCCAGTAAAACTTATATTACCATATATAGTGCTTTAAAATTATTGAATCAAAAGAAGGTAAGTGATTTGCTTTACATTAGAAGTGCGGTTGAAAGTGCGGATAGTAAAATTGGATTTTTACCTGGTGAAGCGGATGAAAAGATGGCACCTTATATTCAACCATTATTGGAAAAATTAGCAGAATTACTACCAAACAGAGATATTGAAACTTTACAAAAAGAAAATCGTTTGGATAGTATTCCCCTTGGATTTTTAAGAGGATTGAATTGGAACGCTAAATGTATTGTTGCTGATGAAGCACAAAATATGACTGTAAAAGAAATAACTACATTGATTACAAGAGTAGGTGAATTCAGCAAAGTGTTTATATTGGGTGATCCAGATCAAAGTGATATTAACGGTAAAAGTGGTTTTATGAAGATAATGAATGCTTTTGATGATGTGGAAAGTAAAGAAAATGGTATTTATACATTTAAATTTACTGAAGAAGACATTGTTAGAAGTGGTTTAGTAAAATATATCGTTAAAAAATTAAAAAATGTTAAACCACAATGATATATATATCTATTAAAGATATATGTCCAATAGTAAGAAAATTACTGATTTAGCTGCTTATACTGATTCACAAGTTCAATCAAATGACTTGTTGTTTATTACAGATATTGCTGCGCAAGAAACTAAAAAAATTACTGCAATAGATATTGCGGACTATGCATTTAATGCAAAGTCCGCATCTATTTTTAATGGTAATTATACTGGCAGTTTTACAGGTTCATTTACTGGCAGTTTTAAAGGTAATTTAACAGGCACCAGTAGTTGGGCAACTAATGCTTTAATTGCAGATTCAGTAACAGGTGGAACAGGAGAAGCCAATACTGCATCAGATACTGGTTCATATGGATATGGATTGGTATCAAATAAAGTAGGAGTAGATTTACGGTTTAAAAAACTTGGTCAAGGAACAAATATACAAATCATCACCGATTCATCTGATAATAATGTATTGTTAATTTCTGCTTTAAGTACTACAACATCTCCTGGTGGTGCAACTGGAAATGTACAATTTAATTCCTTCGCAGGAACATTTGGAGGAAATTCAAATCTTTCGTGGGATACAACCAATAATAATAAATTAACAGTAGTTGGAAATGTATCTTCTACAACATTTAGTTCTAGCGTAACAAATGCTGTTGGATATTTTGGTACCGCAAGTTTTTCTG